GCTATCTAATCTAATAAAACCGCCCTGACGGAATCTAAGTAGTGCCTGAGTTGTCGAGTCAGTCAAGTCGTCGTGTTCGCCATAAGGAAATGCAGCCATTTCCTCAACTAATTCATATGCCCATCTTTTATCTGGACACCATACTTTACCTGAAGCAAATAAATCTGATACGGCGTTTACACGTACATTTTTATCATTACCACGGCTCGGTGTAAATTCCTGTACCGGAATGCCCATTTGACGCAGTTCGTAAATTAGTGGCGCACCAGCCGCTTTTGCTTCGACAATAAAAGCGTCTGGCTCCCATTCTTTCCACATTTCAAACGCTTTTTGCTTTAACTCTGGAAATTCCAGACGTTCTTTGTAGGCATCCAATAGGATAATGTTTGCGTCTTTGTGGTCTTCGTCTTTGTAGAAAACGCCCCACGTTGTACAGGCTGAATAGTCAGACCGTTCGTTTTTAGTAAAAGCCGTATCCCAAGACTGTATGAGGAATTCGCAAGGCGGAGGACGGTCTCCCTCCCAAATCTGCCACCATTCCCGTTTAATAATCGCGCCTTCTTCGCCAGACGGCTTTTGTTGATACTGCGCTGACCATTTTGGTAGCGGCAGTTCCGTCCGGAGCGCTTCAAGTTCTTCAATTGACCAGAATTCGGGCCAAAGCGGCTTTCCTGAAGGAAGGATAGCCGGTAACTCAATAACTTCCCATTCGCCAATTCGTTCATCCTCCACAGAAGATTGCACAACACGCCCGGTTAAGTCCTTCAAAGACCACCGGGTCATCACAATTACGATAGAACCGCCCGGTTGTAGACGCTGACGGGGGCCGGATGTGTACCATTCATAGACAGAATCAAAGATAGACGGGTCGTTTGCCGCTAATTTTGCTTCCTGTTCTGAATGTGGGTCGTCAATAATCAGTAAATCGGCACCTTTACCAGTGACCGCGCCACCCACACCGATAGCAAAATACTCACCGCCAGAATTAGTAGACCATCTACCAGCGGCCTTAGAGTCGTGTTGCAGGCCAAGCCCCGGAAAAATCGACTTATACGCTTCAGAATCGACAAGGTTACGCACTTTCCGCCCGAATCCAACAGCAAGTTCAGCCGTGTGGGACGTTTGAATAACCTTCTTGTTCGGATAGCGACCAAGGAACCACGCCGGGAGTAGATATGAAGCAAACTCCGACTTCGTGTGTCGCGGCGGCATATTGATAATAAGTCGTTTAAGTTCACCGTTGGCTACCCTTTCAAACTTATCTGCCATCAGTTTGTGATGTCGGCCCGAAATAAATCCGGGCCACATCTTCTGAACGAACTGCATGAACGAACTTTGAACCTTTTCCCGTTCCGCAGCATCGGTGTACTCCTTCAGCATACGGAACATCTCCTCCTGTTCCGCCGCCGGGAGTAGTGAAATCTGACTTACAAGGTCACTAAGGTCAGTCATAAGGAGGGCCAAACGCCATAAACAACATCAAGGCAACAAACAGAATCGATATAACGTCCAGTAAGTCCATCACTCAATCTTTCTGAAGTTAACGCCTTTGGGCCGGACGGTTCTTTGTTTGTTCGGCAACTTCCTTAAAGCACCAAGTGCCACCAGATTGTTAATGATGCGATGAATGTTGCCCCGGCCTCTGGCTCCGAGGACGTACATGATTTCATCAATGGAAGGACTGTAGCCGTACTTCTTCCACCACTCATCAATAACTAAGAAAACTTCTTTTTGTCTTGGCGTCATAAAAAAATATATACCCCCCCCTGTTTTTTGTTTCAAAAACGATGGGGGTGGTTTCCTAAAACGTGAAAGATACCGCCCACAGGAATTTATATAGTAAAGGGTGGGGGCCATCTATTACGTATGACATACCACACTTGTAATAGAAGTCTCCTATTACAAGAGTTGCATCACATACGTAATACATGGGAGATATGGGATACATGAGATTAGTGTGATGATTCGTGTGGAATACTGTGTGTAGTCGCGCCACGGGACTCCAAACCAATATCGGGGCATACCCCCTCGGTGGGGTCCGCAGATAACCCATCCGGAATATCGCTGTGGCTCGCTGTAGCGTCCTCTGCTGCATTCAGTTCGGCTTCTAATGTCAGGGCATCATCGACAGTATTGGCTGCGTCTATTGGCGTGACATCGATGGCAGTAAGACTACGCAGCCTATCCATTATCTGCTGCTTGATTGCCTCACTGCTGTGGATGACAGTCTGCTCCCGCCGCTCAGTAAATGCTGCGACCTCGGTGACCTTGCCTAATAACTCCAATGCCCTGATTCTCGCAGCGGGTGGATTGTCTTGGTCGGTGGCTTCAAGTTGCAGACGCTCGATGACGGTCTGCCTTATTTGTGCAGGCGATTGCTGTTCCCGTATCTCCTGAAGTGCCTTTAAACGGGTTAATTCCAGTTGCATTCTTTCATCTGCTTTGAGCCTACTCGCATTACTGCCCACGCTCTTTGGTGTTCCCTTTGCGTTGTATGCCTTCCTATATGAGTCAGCCCCTGTATTGCCTTCTGCGATTAAACGCGCAAACTTCTTCTGCTTCGCAGTTAATTCACGCCCCGCCGACCCCAACAGCAGTTTCTCCACCGGTATCTGGTCGAGGGCTTCCGCTATCTGTTTCCTTCCGATTTTCGCTGCCATATCGTCTGTTATTACTGGGGAATGTATTGGGAACGATTAAACATGGGCGGACTATATGGGAGTGTTTATCCTTTGGCAAGTGTTTAACCATTCAGTATTCGGGCTATATCGCTTCGCTCCCGACATAATCCCCCGCCGCCATCCCTGAACCGGCGCAAGGAACTTTCGACAATCGCCTCGCACGGTCTGCCTCGCGTGTGCGCGCACATACGCGCCTGCTCTACACCACGCGCTGCCTTCTGTACTTTCCCTTCCCCTTTCGGCCTGTTCGCTGCGCTAGTTCCCCGCCGTGCAAACAAGTTCACTTCGCCAAGTGCTTGTTTACACAGGCAAATCTCAATAAGTCTAAACATTGCTGAACTTCCTCCCATGTGGTGACTCTGAGGATTGCACCGTGCGTTTGGCTCGGTGCGTTGGATGACGGGGCGGACAAGGTTCACCGCCCCCTGACTGTCGGGATGACAGGCTCGGCATCCACGGTGAACGGCCCACCATATGGTCGTGTTAGAGGACGGCACTGAGAACCGGAATAACCGGCACGGGCGAAATCTAACGGTAAGGGGTGAACCCCCGACAATTTATAAATCGCCCACTGACTGGTGGCGAACCAAATAACCATTCAGCAAATACCCCATATATCCACGCCGTGAGGCGTTGATTGATTGTGCATAACCTCAGCCGTCTGATTTATCCGGCGGCTGAATGATATGCACCGTCCGCATATCGTTTCCATTGGGAGGCTTCAAATGTACGTCACCACCACTTTTCTTCCCGCCACCAATACTCGCCCCGAGCGAATCAAGGCGGTTTATCACTTTCTGCACTCGCCGGATGTTTCGGTCACCGTGCCGTGGAATAACAACCTGACGTTCCGCGATAACCATGAATTCGCACTGTCCGAGGTTCTCCGCAAGGCTGATAACCACAGTGACATTTTCGTTGCCGCGCCCACCGGCGGCGGTTTTATTTTCGTGTCCAAGTATCTGCCGACCGTCGATTACATCCGAACCGACAGTCACCGCACTGCTGCTTAATTTGGAGGTTTAAATGGATAACTTCACCGCAATTGGTCTGGCCGAGGGCTTTATCGAGGCTGATGATGAACAGCAGATTATCGATGCATGGCAGCACCTTGTTAACACCGGCCTTGCGTGGAGGTTGCAGGGATGGTTCGGACGCACCGCCGCTGCGCTAATTGAGCGTGGCGTCATTCAACCGCAGGGGGTTTAAATGGGAACGCTTCAAGACCGGTACGCAGTTTATGTGGCACAAGCCACCGCACTCGGGTGGCCCGTCAAGTCATTTGATGAATGGCTGAATTCTTAATCTGCCGAAAACCCCGCGAGGGG